AAAAGACCTTCAATTGAAACGCCATCAAGTTTTCCGCCTAGATCAACTACTTCTTGTCCGAACTCTTTTAATTCTGCTTTGCTCAAGTTTGTGGTTTTACCTACTGCAATAAGTTGACGGTCAAAATCTTTTACAACCGTGAAGATGTCTTTTAATATGGTTCCAAACAATGCAACACCCGAGACAAGACCAAAGGTTGAAAGTAAATTTCTAGCTGAATTATTAAGTCCTTCAAAGGCGCTGCCGTAATTACCAATGTTCTTTGAGTAATTTTTAATTGCCGTGTCAACCGCTTTTACTCTAGCATCTAATTGTTCAAATTCAATCTTTGCTCTGGCAATTTCTTTGGTGTTTTGCTTTTCAGCAGACAATAAATTGCCAAGTGTTTTTTGAGCCTCTAATCTTTGACGATTAAGCCTTTCGTATGCCGACACAAGTCCGAGGTTTTCTCTAGCTTGTAATTTGATTTCTTTGTTGGTTTCAGCAAGTGCAACACGCTCCTTTACAAGTGCCTTATTTGTTCCTTCAGTTGCTAATTCATTCTTTCTTTTAGTAGAAATCAAAGCGTTTTCAAGAGCGATTTGCTCCTTCCAAACAACCGTTGATTTGGTTGCTAAGTCGTTGGTTTCTTTAAGATTTGCTTGATATTCTTTATCATTTCCCGAAGCGCGCAATTTCTTGTTTGCTTCTGAAAGTGCGATAATCGATTCAACAAACTCTTTGTTTTTGTCAAGAGCTGGTTGAAGCATCTTTGAATATTCCTCGCCCCATTTAAGCGCTTCATCTTCAATAATTTCTTTTCTTGTAATTGCTGTACTCATGGTAAACTATTTTTTTCTTGACGATGATTCAATTGATTTTATTTTCGCTTTCGCTTGCGATTCATAACCATGAAAAGCCTCAACCGAGCAAGTATTGAAATCAAATCCAACTCCTAAAACTGCTGAATAACACGCCATAACTTCAATGATGCTTGTGTGTAAATTATTACCTTCTGGAACTTTTGGAAGTTGATTCGATAATATTTTGATTTTAGTAAGAATAGCATCGGATTCACGAATGGCTCGATCTAAATCTTCTTTGTAATTATCCTCACTAAACTTGTAACCTTCGCCATGAAGAAGTGCAATCATTTCTTGACTTCGGTCAAATGTCAAAGCCTCACAAGCTGATTTGATAATTGTCCATCTGTTGCTTTGGAACTCAATTTCTTTTGCTAGGTTGAAGATTTTATTCTTTTCAGTTCGATTAAATCGAGCATTGAACTCTTCGTCTAATTTTTCCCAAAGCAATTCTAGTTCACTAATTGGCTTACCTTCATCCGACAACAGTGATACATCACCTGTATTGTAGATGTCAATCTGAATTACCTTTGGAAGCGTTCTTAGTTTATCGTAAATCATAATGCTAACATTTTTCTACTGTGGTCAATAACAAATGGTTTTATTCTGCTTTCAATTACTTTTTGTAAATCCTGGTCGGTAAGCCCAAACAAATCTTTTGAAAGCCAATTATCTGAATCAAGAATCAGCGGAACCTTAGAATCCGTTGATCCGAAAACAATCATTTCCCTTTCGATTCTAGCGTACATTTTATCCAGGAGACTTCCGGTATCTTTTGCATCGAATGGTTCACCTTGTCTTTTTCTTCCTTTGGTGATTATTTCGGTTGCCCTAGAATAGAATCCAATGGCATCACCGTAAACATCTTTTGACTGTTCATTTAATTGCTCTCTATTTAAGGCAACCATTTCACTTTCAATCGAGCGTATAAATTCAAACATTGCTTGCGATAATGCAGATGAATCTATTTTTTTTGCCAGTGCGGCGTGCTCTTCAATTGATGGCATAATGCTTTGGTTTAAACAAAAAAGAGGACTATCGACGCGTAAAATGCCGTTAGCCCTCTTCTTCCAATAAGTTTAATTCTCTATTTTTTTACCTTCGCCGATGTGGCTTCGGTTGGCTTGCCTCTTGCAATTTCAAAAGCCTTTTTCAGCTCTTTCAATCGTACCTTTTCTTCCATTTCAGCGAAAACCCAAACGCCTTCCATTTCCTTTTGGAACTGCTCAAGCGTTCGTGGGTAGTTCGGCTCAAAGGAAATGCCTTTGTACTGCCCTCTAACCATGACCGTATTAGATTCCTGTTACAGACAATCCGCCAGTACTTTCGTAAGTGGCTTCTGTCTTAGTAACAACACCGTTCAAGTCAATAACCAATGTATTGACAAATCCTGTACCAGTTAGCGTGTAAACACCATTGGCATCTGCAGCAACAAACGTAGGAGTTAAGGCAACGCCTAAAGCAGTTTTCAAGGTAACGTTTGCAGTTTCCAATGATGTAACATCATCACCACCAGCTACAACATTCGCTTTGAATTTCAATTGCGTAGATGATGCGCTAACTAGCGATAAAGAAACATTTAAGATTCCGTTGATGTCTGTCGCTGGTGACCAAGTTGGCTCCAATACAGCACCGTTGTCCTCTAATTCGTTGTGGTCTGTGTAGATCAATTGAATTGGAGTGTACGCTGGTTTGTCTGCCATTGGATCAACACGTTTTCCAACTCTAACAGTAACAGACTGACCTTTGATTTTAACTCCATCAAGGCTAACACCTTTGATTTCGTTGTTATCAGTGAATTCGTAAACACGCATTTTCTTGTCATTGTATGACTTGATTGCGTTGTGAGAATGTAAATCCAAGAAGCATTTGAAACTTCTGATTTTCTCTCCTGTTTTTGTCAAGTAACGGCTGTTACCTTCGAAGAATGTATCTTCGGTATCGCTCACTTCCAACTCTTCAATTTGATAGGAAGGAATGATTTTCTTTTCAGCAATTTGGGTGTTCCAAGTCGCTAAAGTTTTGGCGGCTGCTACTGTGGCAAACTCTTGCTCCAATGTTGCAAGCGAATGACGCGTTGTAACACCTTCAAGTTTTTGAGCTAAAGCACCAGTATTTTTGCTTGATTCGCCATCGGCAGAATATTCTAAGATAATACTCATGATATTTTTTATTAAGTGGTTATTATTAATTTTTAAAAAATGTAATTTAAAGTTCCGTTAACCGAGAAAATGTGAAACGGATGCACATCATTGAACTTTACACCAGCCGTTGAGTAATCTTTCAATACGTTATTAACGCCTTTTGAAACCCCAGTAACTCTAATGTTGGTCAGTTTATTAATGAACTTAACACAATGGTCTTGTACTTCTGAATCTGCTCTATATGTCTTTTGACCGTAGAGTTTTAATAAATTCAGCATGAACACAATCTTTATGTTGGCAGTGAACATCGTTCCGTTTTTAGAACTGTGATCTTCGGTGTCAAGAAAGAAAACATTTCCAGCAGAATCTCCTATATCGCTGAAATAAACTTCTTGACCATCTTTTCCATTAAGGTAACATTCAGGTAAAATCGTCTTTCCATCTTTCTGAACCGCCTTGTGCGCTCTTCCGTAATACTGCAAATCTGAAAATCCTAGATCGCTACTGAGCTTATTTTGAATAAGTAGTATCTTCTTGTCAATTCCAATTGCCGGATAGCTGTTATGGTTCATATTAAACTAAAGTTGATACGGTTATCATACCTGGATTAAAACCTCTTTGAATTTTGAGAATCTCGTTTTTGATTTGCTGAATCTCATTTTTTAACTGTGGTCTTAGTCCTTCTATTTTAATGACGCTATCCTCACTACCTGACACTTCAAGCATGGCTTGAGAAACGAGTTGCTCTGAAAGCCTTTCGGTTCGGTTGCTTCTGATTGTAGCAGCGTATTTTAGTAAGAATCCAATCACACAATCAAGATAAATCGCTCTTGCAAAAAAGCTCTCGTTTCTAATTATGAAATCAGTGTAGTCATTAAATACAGAAATATCCAAGTTCAATCCGCAGTCTTGCGATGATGATTCAACTAAATTCAAATCAAATAATGTTTCGACAACGTGGTCAGAAACAATTACTTTTTCAATTCTCAAACCTTCTATTTGAGACATTACACTGGCGTTATTAAAATCTCTTTTGAATGGCTGCACATCTAATGAATTGGAAATGTAACCGAGATAGTAATCGCCTTTGTAAGTCGCTCCTGAATTGTCAATGGACCAGTTCAAAACAACTTCTTGATGATCGGATTCAATTGTAACCTCTTTTGATTCAATCGCTTCTCTTGAAGAAGTATTAAATAGAAGAAGTTTGATGTCTCCATTACCTTCAAAATCTAAAAGAACACGGTTAATCTTAACAGCAAAGTCTTTGCTTTGGTCAACTTGAATCTTGTAACCTACAAAACCAGTCGGCAATGTTTCTGTTTGAACTTTGTTGAATGCGTTTTTGTACAATATTTCTCTTTCGATAAAGTCTGGCTCATTAAAAACCTGATGGCAGACATTTATAATTGATGTTTTTTGCATTTGGCGCAGTACACCGTTAAAATTTGCATCGCTTATGTTCTCGTAATCTTGAGTGTCTTTAAGCACCTCAATTTTAGCAAAGGCATTGTCTGTTACAAAGAAGCCTGAACGGCTAATTTGATTCTCGGCATCAACAATGGCATAGGTAGGATTGTGAGGTTGTTTGTACCCCACAATTCCTAACAATGCACTTGATATTTTAGCCGCGTTTATCATTTAGACGATTCCGAACGCTAAGATTGTTGTTTCTCCAGCAGTTGAAAGCGGAGCTTTTGCAAAAGACAAATCTTGTGCGATTTGGTATTGCGTAACCACATCTTGAGTATAGCCATTGTTTGAGCTATCATCAGCACGTGTTTCGTAAGAGTGAAGCGCGTAAACTTGACCATCAACAGGGTTGATAATGTTGCTGTACTCGTTCTCTTTGGTTACTACACCAACTCTGTTTTGAACAGGAATCCATGGCAATACACCAACTGTTCCGGTTGGAACAACAAGCCAGAAACCTTTTGAATACGCAGAAACTAATCCAGCAGCCAATGCTCCAAGTTCAACTGAATGAACGTAAGTAACACCGTTAAACTGAAATGAAAGGTTTGTAGAATTTGCCGCCCCTTGCGCTGCCCAATACTCAAATTTAGCATAAGAGATTGAATCACAGAATACAGTGGCTCCATCAGGATATTTGTTCGCATTCAAAGCAATCTTAGTGATTTGCATTGCGCGAGTTTCTTTCGCCTCAGCGATTTCAAAAACATCATCTGTCGCATCGAATGTTCCTTCAGCAGTCGCAACGTTAACACCTGATCTGTTCGCAAACAAATAAGCAGTTGCAGCAGTCTCATATCCTTCCATGAAGTTGGCTATGATGTTTGATAATTCTTGGAACATTTGCTCATCGGCATTGTACAAAGAACTGTCTGCTTGTTTGAGTGACATATTGAATTTGTCATCGTAGGATGTCCAAGTTGGAGTTAAGGTCGCAGTGTCTGACTTGCTTCCAGTGTGGTTGTGAGTTCTTCCGCCTGTTCCTAAAGAACGAACGGCTCTCTTAGCGTAGTTTGTTTCAACTGTTCTATCCTCGCGAGTGCGAAGTTGTTGAAAGTTTGGAAACATGATTTCCGACATAGCTAGTAAAGCCAAATATGTCGCTGGAAATCTGTAACGTAATTCTGATGATTGAAAGGCAGCGATTAATTTCGCTTGAGCCTTTACAACATTTGCGGTGGTTCTATTTGCCATCGTTAAAGATTTTAAAGTTAGTAATGGTTAAAAAAATGAGCATTACCGCCCTAAATCTTGCCAGCTATACCACCAACGCAACAAATATACAAATTACTTTATTATTTAGAACGTTTCTAAATAAAAAAATAAAGCCCCTAATGTGAAGGGGCTTTTGTGAATCTTTTTTTACCTGAATATTTACGATTGTGTTTGGCTAAGGCTTGCTGATATTCTTTGACTGCAATGTATTTCTTTGCATCATCTTGAGCTTTCAACAACCTTGCTTTTTTACCAACGAATAGACTGAAAAACCATTCTACGAACCACATCGCTTAAAGTTTAAGTGTTCCATTCTTGATGCGCTCTTGCATCTTTTCATTCCTTTGAGTGGCATTCCATCCGTTTTTCTCAGCTTCTTTTTCAAAAGCCTCAAAACTTCCCGCTTTACCGCTCCCAGGTTCATCGCTGCCGCCATTTCCGCCCGCAGCTTTTGAAAGGTATGGCGTAACGAAATTTGACACCCAATCTTTGTAAGGCAATGGTGAAAAGGTTTTCTCGTCTTTTACAATTTCGCCTGAGCTGTCTTTAATTACTTTCTTGCCATCTTCAATAGCAAAAGTAAATCCTTGTTGAGTTGCTTCGGTGAAGATGGTTGCTTTTGAAACCAAAGTGTTATCCGGTACGTATTTAAAGAACTCGCTTTTGATTTCGTTCTCTTGCTCTTTTTTCTTGAATCCGTCAAGTAAATCTGTTTTTTCTTGCTCTGCTTTGGCGAAGTTTGACTGTAACTTTTCAAAGTCAGTTTTCAAATCAACATATCTTTTCTCTGGATCAGTAACCGCTTCCTCTTTTACCTTTTCAAGTTTGGTCTTGAAAGCGGTGATTAGGTTGTCCTCTGTTTTTCCTTCAAACTCCAAACCAAATTCATTTCGCATCTTCTTTACTAAAATTTCCTTTGTAGTAGTAGAAGTTTCTTTTTTGATATTCTCGATTCTCTCGGTGTATGTTGCTTTTGGTAAAACAACAATCTCGTTCAAATCCAATTCGTGTTCCTCATCCGAAGAAATCATTTCCGTTAGCTTACCAGCCTCAAGTCCTAGAGATACTTCTATCTCTGCGATATTTTTTATCATAATTTATTTTTTGGTTGTTTTTTTGGTTTCAGAAACTTCTTCAGATACATTCTCTGAAACGGTTTCAAATTCAGCATACTCTTTAACCGCTTTGAAAGGTTTCCCTTCCCAATACAGTTTAGTCTTTGCTGGCTCATGCTCATAAAGCAATCCGTTGTTTTGAGATTCAGCATTGATTTTATCAGCGTAATCGTGATGAATTACGTGGCTATCACGCTCAAGTCTTTTGATGTCGGTATCGAATTTATTACCTTCGATTCTTGCTAATTTGTGAAGTTTGTAAACTCCTGTTTGATGTTCGTGTTTCATAATATTTATTGAATTAAAGTTGTTGGAATTGTTTTTTTGTTGGTTTCAAACCAAGTATTGAATTCAGTAGTTAACGCTTCTTCTTTTTTATTGAAGTCAGTAACAGTCTGCCACCATTTTTGAAACAATACTTTTCTTTGAGCTTCTTCATTTCCGAAAATATCAAAGACTATTTTAAGAGGAAGATGCAAGTAAGGTTCTACTCTGGCTTTTACAAGATTGATTTGTAAATCAATTGGATTGTTTCGATACTTGGCCCCAAGATACTCGGCGAATAATTTATCGAGAATCACCGAGTTTTCGCCTTTCTCCTTGCTTTCCTCATATTGCTTAATCAATACATCATAGCTTTCAATGATGTATCTTCTGCCTAGATTGATTGTTATTTTACTTTCCTCTTTTGCTTTTGCTGGATCAAGAAAGTTCAAAATCAATTCAGATAAACGCCACTCCATATGCTCAACGTAGTCAGCGTACTTGTTGAGTTGGTTTTCTAATGGCTGTTTGTCGAAAGTTACTTCGGTTGCAGTTTTCATTCCTTGCACATCTTGCATACCATAAGAAGTTCCCCAATGCGTTTTGTACATCAGCTCTTCAAGTTTTTTCAATTCCTCATTGTACTGCTTCCACACATCAAGATCAGGCGAAATAAATCCAGCGATATTTGGAGCAAGAATTGGTGTGTCTTTGTTGTCAGGCGCTGGCAATTCAACTACATCGGTAACATCATTTTTACCAACATACTTACCATGACCGTCGCAAGTCTTGCACTCGCCTTGTGTTGTCTTTCCGGTTCCTTTGCAATCGCCACAATATGAAACGTACTTCCAAAAAATTGGACTTCCTTTGTAGATTTTGTAAAGCGTTAAAAAGGATTGATCGCGTGCATATTCTTTGGCAGCTCCAATAAGATCTTCAATCGAAGAAAGTCTTTCGGATTTGCCAGCAGTGGTGATGTTTGAGCAAATCAAAGCGGGAACGCTGCCGAATGGATGATCGAATGTTTTATCTTCAATGAGCGTGAAGTCCTCACCGTTTTGCTTAAAGCAGTAATCGGTTTTATCATCGACAACACGCCACTCTTTGTGTGTGGTTTCACCGTCTTTTATCTCGATAGGCTCAAAAATAACATACTCTAAAGATTGCCCTTTTTCTTTGTAATATCGAACGCTGTTAATTGATTTGTAAGTAGGATAAACCGATTCCGTTGGCGTTGTTGTGTACTCAAGAAATATTAATCCGTTTGGATCGGTGTTCATGAGTTGGATGGCGTTATGTTGAATCCACTCGCTTAATGGTTTTGAATCTCGGATGCTGGAGATAGTCTTGAGTAGTTTATCTTTAGTTTCCTTGCTTGTAACATCATAATCTTTCACGCCACCAGTAGCATAATATATGTTATCAATGGGTTGAAATAACCTTCTGAAAAGGTCTTTGATGTTGCGGCTGTATTTTTGTCTTGCTTTGGCTTTCTTATCGCTTTCAATGCCATCAATTTTATCAATAAGCAAATCAATAAAGTCATCGCCATTGACAAGCGCGGTAAGTTCTTTTGATGAATTACGCATATTGGTAAAATTACCTGAAACAGTAAGATTGTTTTTAATATGCAGTATCGCTTCGTCTTGGTCTTTGAAAGTCATAACGTTGTATTTTAGACAAATGTAAAAATATTATTTAGAATGATTCTAAATTATTAATTGAAATTACCATTTTATCATTGGTTTAATCGGTTTATTCAAATATTTTAAATAGAAATCCTCAAAAGCAGCACAAACGATATAGTCAAACAAATCGGTAAAGTGCCCTACTTTTTGATATTTTGCCTTAGTATTTGGATCAGTGGCGGTTTCTTTTAATTTAGTTCCGTCTGGAGCTTCTTTTAAAGACACAAAATCAGAGATAGTCTTAATGCAATTTGCTCCAATGATAAAATTAAGACCGCCGAGATTGCTTTCGAAAACATTGTTGATCCAATTACCTCGCATAACTACACTTGGGTTTGATGTTTTTACACGGTTTTTTATGTTGTAGTCTGACAAGTAATCTTCAATGATGGTGTAGAAATTCTGACCGTGCTCAAGTTTTGTGTCGCGTTTATTTGCAGTGGAATCACCATACAAAAACATTCCAGCATCATGATTTGGATATTTTGCTTTGATTGATTTACAAACAGACCTAACTGTATTGTCTGGTGTAACTCCAGCTATTTCATCAATCATCTTTAAAGTATTACCTTCAATCTGGAAAATGCCACAAGGCAAGTATGGCACCACGTTATCATCCCAACTAATGTGAAGCGGTAAGTTTGGATTGTAATAAACATCGGCAACGTGCTGAGATATTTCGAAAGATTTGTAAAACTCTCCACCACTTTTTAGTTGAATATCCCAATTACCTTCAACAAAGACCATGTACTCAAACTTAGGAAGGTTCTTTAGATTTTCTAAATAAGCATCCGGTAAGTTAGATTTTCCGTTTTGATCTACATTGTCAGTTATCTTAGCCGGTATGTAATGCCATTTTATTGGAAGAGTATTATTCTTCCACGGATCGTAAACAGTTTCTTTAAACCATCCGAATGTAGGGTTGCAAGTTGCTAGAATGATTGGGTTTGGTTGATGGTCCGTGTGTGGTATTATCCAACTGCCAGCGCGTTCAAACGCTTTGAATAAAGTCTTTTTTTGACACTCATTAATTTCCTCAAACAAAAATCCGTTAACCTCTAATCCTTTCATCCAATCCAGGTCTTTATCTTGAGCGTAATTCTCAGATTTAAAAAGAATAACAGAACCGTTAGGATGTGTATATTCATAAGGCGATTGGCGCAGCACTCCGCTAGGCTCAATTTTTTTAAAAGAAGGAATTGATGTAGTTCTAATTTTCTCCATGTCCTCACGTATAACGCACCATCTTGATTTTGGAAACACCTCGCATAATATCAACAATCCGCTGAATCCCCACACTGTTTTTCCACCACGAATAGCGCCACCAAATGTGATGAAATTGTACTGCTCACATTCGATTGCATCCATCGCTTCCGATTGCTTTGGTGTGAGGTGCATTTATATTTTTATTTGCTTACCATTCCACTGAATGATTGTTGGCTCTTGTTTCTTTTGTTGGTTGTCCTTTTCGTAACCGCCTAAATGCTTCATCAATTTTTCAATCGCATCGAGTTTAGGAATGAAGCGAACTTTTTTTGTATAGCCAATTTTTTGTTTATCAACCATAAGTTCATCAATATCTAGTGAAGAAATCATTTGACGAACTGGCTTTGGCATATCGTGAATCATTTTCAATGAGCCATCCTCTTCATACATTTCTGCTGGATCAAAGCGGACCATGTTTGCGAGCTCCGAAATAAGTTCGTCAATGTTAATCTTGTTTCTCTCTTCTATTTCCTTTTTTAATTGGTCGATTCTTGCGGTAATATTGGGGTTGTGATAAAGTTCAAAAGCCGACCTATTAACGGTCTCTGGCTTCATGTTGTCACATTTAAACGCCTCACGATAAGCACGGCTTTTATCACCATGCAAAATATATGCTTGGCAAAATGCTTCTTGTTTTATCGTTAGTGGTTTGGTCATTACTTCAAAATATAATTTATTAAAAACATTCCTGTTACAGCTCCACTTCCAGCGCCTAAGGCGTAAATTATTTTACTTCTTAAATCAGATAAGGCGATTTTAGACACGTTAAATGCCCAAAGCAAACTAATAGCGAATGAGCAAACGAAAACGCCTAGAAACAATTGCTTTGATATTAGCAACGTGTTGATTGCTACTAATCCAATTTGAAGAAATGATTGAAAGAATATTTTTATTTTCTCGCTCATTATGATTTCCCCTCTCTTTTCCAAAACATAAATCCAAACCACTCAACCGCCTTTTTGCTTTTGGCTGTGAAATCAACTTTGATTTTCTCGATTCTATTGTCGATGTCAATGACGGTTCCGAAATACTTTTCGTTTTCAATGACTACAGAAACTTTGTCATGTATTTCAAATCCAGAATTGTTGAATAGTTCCATTATTTCTGCATTTTTTTTAATTCTTCTTAGGTGTAAATCCTTACTGCTTTAGAATTCCCATTGAAATTATTAAACAGCACTTCTCTTTTTTCTCCACATTCGCAAGATTGCTCCTAAATCATTCCTTTACTATTTTTTATCTCTTTTTCAGTTGAAAAACTATGTTTGTGGGTGACTTTTTTAAAGAAATTTATGATGAATTTCATAGCTTTTACTTTAGGTGTTTATGTGGTGGAGCAAGTTGACTCAACCCTTGATTTTAATGACATTTGCAAAATTTGAATATTTGCGTTTATTTGCTCATCATTGGATCCATGAAGCAACAAATAATGCTTAATCGCTTTGAGTTTTTCAAGTTCGATTTGGTTTTGGAATTCTTTTGGAAATTCAAATTGCGTTTTTGAC